ATCTGAACGCGGTTGTCGCGGTGAGGGACACGGCGAAGCAGCTCTACTGCCAGGAGCTCGGGACACTATACCGGGCGCTTTCGGCAGAAGCCTCGACGGCCTACGGTCTGTCGCCGGTGTTCACCGTACACGACGAGCTCGGCCAGGTGAAAGGGCCGCGGAGCGAGCTATACGAAGCGCTCGAGACCGCGAGCGGCGCCCAGGCGGAGCCGCTCTCGATTGTGATCTCGACGCAGGCACCGACGGACGCAGACCTTTTGTCGGTACTGATCGACGACGCGAAGACCGGCGCCGATCCGAAGACAAAGCTCTTCATGTTTTCGGCGGGCGAGTCGATGGACCCGTTCTCCGATGACGCGATGAGGGCGGCGAATCCCGCCTTCGGTGATTTTCTAAATCCGACGGAGGTCCGAGAGCAGGCCGCAGCGGCGAAGCGAATGCCGTCGCGCGAGAGCTCCTATCGGAACCTCGTCTTGAATCAGCGCGTCGATCAGACCTCGCCCTTCGTACCGCGAGCGGTCTGGTTACGCAACGGCGCCGAGCCGGACGAGGCCGCGTTCTACGAGAACCCGGTCTATATCGGGCTCGATCTGTCCGCGCGTAACGACCTGACGGCGCTCGTCGCTGTGACTAGGGACGGCCGCGGCAACTGGCACACGAAGCCGACCTTCTTCGCGCCGAGCCTGGGACTGACCGACCGGGCCTCGAGGGACCGGGCACCGTATGACGTATGGCGAGATCGCGGATACCTGGTCGCGACGCCGGGCGCGTCCGTCGACTACGCAGTCGTCGCCGAACAGCTCTGTCAGCTCTGCGACGACTACGACGTCGCCGCGATCGCCTTCGATCGGTGGCGGATGGATGTCTTCAAGACCGAGCTGTCGCGGCTCGGTCGCGAGCTCCCCCTGGTGGAGTTCGGCCAGGGCTACCGCGACATGGCTCCGGCGCTTGACGCGCTCGAGGGCGAACTGATGGCCGAGCGCATTCATCACGGCGGACACCCCGTCCTGACCTGGTGCGCTGCGAACGCAGTCGCAACTCGAGACGCCGCCGGGAATCGCAAACTCGACAAAGCAAAGGCGACCGGCCGCATTGACGGAATGGTCGCTCTCGCAATGGCGATCGGCGCCTACGCGAAGGCCGCACCCAAGCTCGACGGGCCAAGTGTCTACGAAGAGCGCGGCATCCTGACCATATAACGAGGTTTCTGTGTCCTGGATAGATCGAATCATGCGACGGAAGAGCGCAGGACAGACCGCGCTCGACCGTTTGATCATGCGCCTCGAGGGCACGAATTCCGCCTCGGGCGTACACGTCAACGAACAGACCGCGATGCGCGTCGCTGCGGTCTACGCTTGCGTTCGCGTCATCGCCGAGACGATCGGTTCGATGCCGCTCAATATGTACCGGCGCCGGGCCGATGGCGGTCGGGAGCGCGCCGCGGAGCATCCGCTACAAATCCTACTCCACGACCGACCGAACTCCTGGCAGACCTCGCAGGAGTTCCGCGAAATGTTGACCGAACACGCGCTCCTACGCGGGGCCGGGTTTGCGTATATCAACTGGCGCTCGCGCGCCTCAAACATCGTAGACGAGCTGATTCCGATTCACCCGGATCGCATCACTATCAAGCAGCTCCCGGATATGCAGCTCGTCTACGAGCTTCAACGTGAGGACGGCGACCGGATCGCCTTGCGCGCCGACGAAGTGTTCACGCTTCGCTATCGAACGCGCGATGGTGTACAGCCGGTCGGTGTCATCGAGTCTGGACGCGACTCGATCGGTGTCGCCTACGCGACCCAGGAATACGCGGGCCGGTTCTACCGAAACGACGCGACGCCTGGCGTCGTCTTAAAGCATCCGCAGAAGCTCTCCGCAGAAGCGGCCGGGCGACTGAAGGAGACCTGGAACTCCGCCTATGCCGGAAGCGGTAACGCTCGACGGACGGCGCTCCTCGAGGAGGGGATGTCGATCGAGCGGCTCTCGCTCTCGAACGACGACTCGCAGTTCCTACAGACGCGCGAATTCCAACGATCCGAGATCGCGGGCTTGTTCCGCGTTCCGCCTCACCTGATCGGCGACCTCTCGCGCGCGACGTTCTCAAACATTGAGCACCAGTCGCTCGACTTCCTCGGACATTGCATCGGTCCCTGGATGACGCGCTGGGAGCAGTCGATTTCGCGCGATCTGATCACGGCGCCGAACACTTACTTCTCGAAGCTCTCACCCGAGGCGCTCCTGCGCGGCGATCTGAAGTCGCGCTACGACGCCTACGCGATCGGGCGGAACTGGGGATGGCTCTCGGTAAACGACGTCCGTCGTCTCGAGGACATGAACCCGATCGACGAGGGCGAGGTGTATCTGCAACCGCTCAACATGACCGCGGCAGGAATGCCGCCGAATTCAGACGTCGCGCCAAACGGCGCGGCATGAGGACAACGACAATGGAAACGAAACGATTGAAGGTCGTCGCCGAGATCAAAGCGGTCGACGACTCTGGAGTGATCGAGGGCTACGGCTCGGTGTTCGGCAACCTCGACAGCTACAGCGACGTCGTCGCGCCTGGCGCGTTCTCGAAGTCGCTCGAGGAGGCGAAGGCCTCCGGCCGGATGCCTGCAATGCTCTGGCAGCACAACCCAGAAGAGCCGATCGGTGTCTGGACCGAAATGCGCGAAGACGATCGCGGGCTCTTTGTGAAGGGCAAGCTCGCCGACACGCAGCGCGGTAACGAGGCGCGCGAGCTGATCAAGCTCGGCGCTCTGACCGGGCTCTCGATCGGATACACGACTCGGTCATACCAGGTGGACCGCGAGCAGGACTCGCGAATCCTGACCGACGTTCAGCTCTGGGAAGTTTCGCCGGTGACATTCCCGGCCAATTCCGAGGCCCGCATCACGGGCGTCAAAGCGAGCGACATCAGCTCGCCCAAAGATTTCGAGAGGTTCCTGCGTGACGCCGGATTCTCTCGCAAAGAAGCCAAGCAAATAACAGCGCATGGCTTCGGTGACTCGGCTCTGTGTGACGCAGAGATCGAGGACACAGCAGAGAACGACCTCGCCGATCACATCAAGCGAACGGTCGAGGAGCTCGCGTCAAAGTGAGCGGAACCATTTAGTCATTCATTCTTTGAGGTAATCAAAATGTCAATCGAAGTGAAGAGCGCCGTCGATGCGCTCGCAAAAGTAGTCACCGACGAGCGTTCAGCTCGCGAGGTGTTCGAGAAGCGTTCGGACAGCGAGCGCAAGGAGTTCGAGGCCAAGGCTGACGCAGAGTTCGCCAAGGTTCAGAAGTCGCTCGAGGAAGTGAACGTCAAGCTCGGCCGCATCACGATCGCTGGCGCTGGCGAGGGCAAGAAGGACGACGAGCACAAGTCGGCCTTCGTGAACTACATTCGCAGCCCGCGCGACCAGAAGGCGATCGCTGCTCTCCAGGACGCCGAGCGCAAGGCCGTCTACACGACCGGCTCGGGTGGCTCTGCGGCGGGCGGCTATGCCGTTCCCGAGGAGATCTCCCGCGCGATCGTGACGCAGCTCGTGAACGTCTCGCCGATGCGCCAGGTCGCAAACGTAGTGACCGCGTCGAGCCCGGATTACAAGATCCTGGTCGACACGCTCGGTACGGGCACCTCCTGGGCCGGTGAGAACGGCGCCCGCTCGGAGAGCAACACTCCGACGCTCGGCGAAGTGGCTCCGACCTTCGGCACCCTCTACGCCTACCCGAAGGCCTCCGAGGAGTCACTGAACGACATCTTCTTCGATGTCGCCGGATGGCTCACGAACTCGGTCTCGGTCGCTTTTGCTGCTGCTGAAGGCGCCGCCTTCACCTCGGGCAACGGCACCAACAAGCCGACCGGCTTGATGGTCGCCACGAAGAGCGCGAACGACGATGCGAGCCTCGCGTTTGGTTCGCACCAGTTCGTGCTCTCGGGCGCGGCTGCGGACTTTGCGGCCTCCAACCCGTCGGACGCTTTGATCACTCTGATCCACAAGCTGAAGGCGGGCTACCGCGCGAACGCTCGCTTTATGATGAACAAGGGCGTACTCGCGTCGGTTCGCAAGTTCAAGGACTCGGAGGGTAACTACCTCTGGGCGCCGGGCCTTGCGGCTGGAATGCCGAGCACCCTGCTCGGTTACGCGGTTGTCGAGAACGAGGACATGGCCGATGTGGCCGCGAATGCGTTCCCGATCGCCTTCGGCGACTTCCGTGCGGGTTACACGATCGTCGACCTCGTCGGCCTTCGCGTGACGATGGACGAGGTCACCTCGCCGGGTCAGGTGAAGTGGATCTTCCGCAAGCGCGTCGGTGGCAAGGTCACCGACAACCAGGCGGTCAAGGTTCTCAAGATCGCCGCGGCCTAATCAGCCAGGAGCCAACCAGGGCGGGAGGGCAACCTCCCGC